CGATCTGATTGGCGGTTGCATTAAGGAACTCGATACGGCGCACGTTAACGGTCTCTTTGACCGCCAAGTTAACTGCGCCTCTGGCTATAACTTGTGCGTCGCCCTTGATGGACTCATCCTCGTCATAACGCATGTTGTAAACAAACTGGCGTTGCACGATGGGTTTAATCACATCGCTGTCAATGTGCATCACGACTTGGCGAATACCCTTACCGGATGCGCCCATCAACATGGACAAGCCAGAAGAAGTACGGCCAGCGCCTTGTACATTCAAGTCGCCATACATGTACGCCGGAATACCGGAGTGCTCGTCAGCCAACTTGCTGAATCTCTCGTACACAGCCATGAGAGTATTTGCATTGTCTTCAGGTTGCGTAAACCGCACGGCAGGGGCACTCGAGCCAATAGGATCGTTGAGCGTCTGCCAGATTTTCCAAGGGTGAATCTGTGTGATGTCCTCGTTGGGCGGCAACCGCTCAAGGTTAACTTCGACCTGTGGGCCGGAAGCAATACCCATGTTGTTGACCAAGGCTCGTGCTGAAGCATTACAGACGTTCTGCACGTCCTCAATGACTTCGGGAATAGCCTTACCCCAGAATGAACCGGGGCACTTGATAAACGAGGTTTTAGCGTACGGCTTCTCACCGAGGGGGTCGTAGTTCAGTACGGCCTTGATGGTGTAGTTGCCTACTTGCCAGATGTTGGCGTCATACTCACGAGCAGAATCAGGAACATCGTCCTCAGTAAGACCCCACTCAATCAGCATCTTGCCGGATACTTTGCCCCAGAACTCTAGGGTATCGAACATCTCGGTCGGGCGCATGTGCGAATAGAACTTACGCTCTTGCTCTTGCTTGAGGAGTTCCACATCCATGTTAATCCAAGACTGACCATTGCCAATATCAAGGACTTTGCGAATAGCATCATCGTCGTAGCCGGGGACACCGATCAAGTCGGCAAGTTCCATCCGGCTCAAGCGATGATGCTCGAACAGGTAACCGTCCTTAATGTTGGTGATGCCCGGCTCAGGGTAAATACGGAACGGATCAACTCGTTCGTGTTCTGGCGCAATTCGTTCGATTGGCTTAGCAACAGTCTTACCTGTAAGAGGATCAGTCTCCCATCCAAGTGCACGTTGCCTACGGACAACTGGCCCTTTGATGAACGCCGAAGGGTAGGTTACTAGGTCGGTAACAAAATCGTTGAAGGCTTCAGCCCAGCCGCCTTGAGCAAACTGATCGCTGATCTTGATCTTCATTTTGTCAGCACGGTTCTGTGCTTCTTGCAAAATATTAAAGCGATAGTCTTGTGCGACCATCTCTTTGATCTCGCTCATTGCAGCAGGGTTAGGCGCTTGCCCAGTTTCCTCGACAAGTTTTAAAACCTTGTACGCAAAAATTTCTTGGATAGCCTTTGACTGCTGCGGAGACATATCAGGGATTGGAGTCGCATGAATATCCCACGGAGGTGTACCGCTATCAAGCAAAATGTCTCGCAGCCAAGACTCGGCTGCACGACACTTTACTTCAGTAATCATCATGTATATATCAGAACCGCCCTGTGCTTTGATGTCACGAGCTTTATCGTCTTCGTACTCACCGTTGCGCTGGCGTAACGCCTTAAGCATCTTCTGCTCAATAGGTTTCTTCGCTTGTTGCGCAGCATCCCAGCACTCGCGTAGATAAGCTGAAAGGCCAAGGATTAATGGCTGACTCTGGCGTTCCGCCAAAGCTTTATCCGAATCCTCTTTCTCTTGTTGACGAGAGAGGTCAGAATTACTTACAACGCGAAGGAATGACAGACCAGCCATTTAGTTACCCCTTGGTACAGAATAGTATCTATCACCAAACTTTTTAATTTCTGAGCCGCGTGCTTTTTCTGCGGCATCTGCTTTGTCCCACGTGGGATGAGCACGCCCTTTTAAGACCATATACGAATCATTGGGTAGTTTGTATTGTTTCTTTGCTTCGGCACTTGCCGGAGAAACAGAACCCCAATGTCCTTTGTTCTCGCCTGTACCAGTTGCGCCCATACCACTCTTACGTGCTGTAGTGTAGTCGTAGTCACTACCTTCTGGGTCAAAAGTTGCAGCCTCTACAATACCACCATCGCGGTAACCTTTGGGTGACACCATCCCCGGCGAAGCCATTTTGGGATTCGTTGAGGTAATGATGGAACTTTTACCAACTTGTGTAGCCAAGGCCGCCTCCTAAGTTGCTCTTATCGCTAGTGTATACCAATACACAAACTTGTTGTCAACAAAAAAATCCCCCGGAACTTTCGCCCACGGGGGTAACTCCAACTGAACGGAGGGTGACAACTGCGTGAGCAGTGAGGAAATCATATCATGTCCATCCAGCGGAAGCAACTTGTTTGACTTCTCTACGTCTAGGTAAAGATGTACCTTCACCAACGCTGGTGATATGCAGCATCAGATACTGTAGCGCTTCGGCCACGTGCGAATGTTTGTTCTTGTCAATATCGCCGTCGCCCTTGGGCTTGTAGCGATACCCGCCCATCATGGCGGCTTTAAGCTGTGTGCACCCCGGGTCTACGAGAAACGCTGGGTCACCATCTACCTGCCGCATGAGGAAGTCATCGACTGCATTGATCCGTGCCGAGATATTGTTGGTCTTAGCAGGGATAACCCTTAGTCCTTCTGCTTTGATAATGTCCACCGCCGAGCGTTCATCGGTCTGCGCCCGCTGTATGCCCGCCGGGTCGGTGACGATCATAATGGGTGCACCACCGAACCGCTCGTAGATCAGTGGTTTGAGCATGGTACGCACGAAACGCTGGATGCCCATATCAAACGATACACATTCGGCAAGTATCAGGGCACGACCCCGAGGGTCTTGCTGCCCAAGGATGGCTGCGGGGGTAAGCCCTAAGTCCATGCCTACGACGATGGGGCGAACTCCATTACTGATGGGGCGGAGCTTTTGCTTAGCCATGTGGTAGTCCGGCCTGAAGTATTTGTACACCGGCATACCCGCACTTGACAGTCCATACTCCCCGTCGATGTATACGCGGATGTATTCTTCGCTGCGACCTTGGGTATCGTAGTAACCCTCGGGCAGGTTCTCGACATTCTCTGCATACACACTGCGTCCGGACGGCTGTTTGAAAACATCCCACCCGTTGTTGTTAGGAGATACGCCGTCCTTAACGTCCAGCCCCTCCATCTGGTAGTACCACCACGTATCCATAGTCGGTGGGTTGGTGTCGCCCCACATTCCATGCCACGTCGGGCCGCCGTCTTTGGCCGAGGGGAATCGTCCGATACGTTTGGACATCGCGTCCATGATGTCGGGGTGAATGTCTCGACACTCGTTGAACCAAGCGAAGGACAACTCCAACGAGTTCAAGTTGGCAACGTCGTCTGCATCGTCCAGTGCTCGGAACATAATCTCGCACTCGATGTCGCCCACTTTGAAGAAGTAAGTCTTGGTGGTGCGCATGTAGTCACCACACACCCCCGGTGGAAACCAATCGAGGAACGTCTTAATCGTCGTGTCCTGCAACTGGCGTGCAGTCTCACGCACAATCGCCGCCCGTGTTTTGCGTATGCCTTGGGCATTGGGTTCTTGCATCGACGCTCGCCGCACAATCTCAAACGAACAAGTTACGGACTTGCCGGAACCGACCGGCCCCATCAACACCCGCATCTTGCGGTCTGACTCCATGAACTTCTCGCCAGTTGGCGGCGGTGTATAGTCAATATCAAGTGCCATTAGGCGCTCCTACCAATAGGACAACAAACTCACGCCCCCGCTTTTTACTGCGGGTAATCTTGGTCTGAAACGAAACGCTGGCGCGACCAAGCGCGTTCTCGAGCATGATAGCTTCGGAGGCGCTTCTTAGTTTGACGGCTTTAAAGCCGTCATAGGTTTGGGTAAAGAGTTCTTCAATGTTCGATGGGAGTTGCATCCACTACCTCAGATTGGTTGTCAATAATTTGTACTGCGTGCTGTTGGCCGCCCAAGTTTATATTGATACGAACTCCGCCGCCATTGCCTTCGTTGGTAACTTCACCCTTTGGCTCCAAGCCTGCCCACTTAACAGTGGACTTAATCAGGTCGGCCTTGACTGCGGGTGAAACTGCGGAGTCGTGAATCAACATCCAAGATGTGGTGAGGAGTTCTTCAGCTTGCGCACGCGCCTTGAGCTTGAACGTCATCCCTTTACTGCGGATTTCCTCACGGTAGGCATCCACCTTCTTGAGGAAGATGGGGTCGGCATTAAACGACAGTACATCGGTAGACGAAATCTGATGCCGCCCTATAACTTCTTGCAGCGTCTCTCCGCTACCTTCCAAAGTTAGGGCAATATCGAACGCCAGCCTGTCTGACCATTTTGTGTGGTGAAGTGGTAGGTTATCCATGAGCGCAATATATCACGGAGAGTGACGGGAGTGTCAAGGGGTAGCCAAAAATTTTAGCTAACTTTACACGTTCCTTTTTTTGGGTCTTGCTTTAAGAGGTTTACTACAACTGGGGCGGGGCGTCCGCTCGCGTGTCCATGTGCCCCCCTCCCGCTTCGACAAGCGCCGAGCCTAGCGAATAACCCTTCAAGCATTGTGGTCATTATCCCCTAGGGAAAACAGCATACTTGACGCTTTTGTCTAGTTGTGAGAGTCTGAATTTGTCGGCGGTGATCGCACCGCTGATAGGGTAGGCGAATTGACCTACCGCCTGCTCTTTAACAATTGGTCATACTGGAGGATTCTATGTCAAATAGAACTTTTGAAGGGAAGGTTTCCGTTGTTCTTAACTCTAAGGGTGAGATCGCCATCAAGCGAGACCCCGAAGGCGCATGGGACAGCACTCAGGCAACGGCTCTGCATCAAAAGATGTTGGAGTTGGGCAAAAAGAACAAAGCAAGTATTAACAAGTACTCGCTGTTCTTAACTGAAGGCGGAACGGAAGCGGTCTTGTTGGCAAATCGTTACGGCAACCCGTACATTGCGGTGTTACCAAAGCGAGACGGCAACCAGCCCAACCGTCCTAAAGTGACCAAGTTGGCTTAAGAGCCTTTACCCCGGGCAGTGACAGTGCCCGGGTTCTTTTTTAACCATACTGGAGTGAAAACTATGAAGGTAACCATTGTTCCTTATAAAGACCCACGCAAACCCCGTAAACAAGAACCCAACCGGTTTCAAGTTCGCTGGCAAGCTGGAGATAGTATCTTCTTTCAATGCTTCAAGCGAGACGCCGCCGCTGTAAGGTTCCAACAAGAACTGATCGACGATGGCATACCGCCTGAGATGGTGAAGTTGAAGATGATTTAACCCCGAGAGCCACGAAAGTGGCTCTCTTTATGGAGAATATGATGGAAAAATTCTGCGAGAAGCACCCACTACTGGCCGCTGTACTGTTTGCACCACTACTTTACGTGTTGCTATGGCTTGCAATGGCACTGTTCTAACCACTGACCCGCGAAAGCGGGTCTTTTTTTGTCCTAAAAACCTTACACACACCACACAGCACGACCAAGGGGGATCATTCCTCTTATATATCTTATATATAACCATACGTCGGGGGGTCGCGGCTCGCTTTAAAGCCTGATTTACACGCAATGTGAACACTTTCCCTGTAATTTCGTGGCTATAACCTGTTGAAACCTTACAATAATCTGTGAATCCACAACAATCTGTAAATAACTTGACGCAATTAGCCCATTTTTAGATGGTATAACCTTACACTGTACAGTTAGAAACACCAATGAAATCAACCACTTACAATTAATATCCATAGAGAGACAATCTATATAATCTGTATAATCTACACTTTTTATATACCCTTTCCTCAGCGAGTGTTCTGTCTAGAAATTTTATTTTTGCGGTGTGCAACTTCATTTCTAAAACCACAGATTATTTAGATTGTTTAACTTGACACACCCCACAACACCAGTATTCATGCGGGTTTCAACCTGTTTCAAACAATCTATTACACCCTAACTTGACACAGATTGTTCACCTGTGTTAGCAACATCTTTTAGATTGTTTACAACCTTAAACAATACTTTACACTCGTATTCTCTTAGAGAACGAGGCCGCACTTGACGTTTTTTCGGGTCGGCGGTAGTCTGCCCTCAGCGGTCGGCGTTTTGCTTACCGCACTTTCAGTAACCTACTTTACAAGGAGCCAATCATGGCAATGATTTTTAAGGGTAATGTTTCCATCTTCTCCAACACCAAAGGTGAAGTCGTTGTAAAACCTGATGCAGAGGGTCGCTTCAATGCTGACAATGCACAAGAACTTTACACAACTATCTTGGAAGTTGCGAAGAAGAACAAGTTGACACCTAGGGTTTTCAAGCCTGAGGTTAGCGGTGATACACCGATACTTATGTGTGATCGTTTCGGTAAGCCTTACGTTGCTCTGTTACCTGAGCGTAAAGCACCTAGCAGGGTCATCATTACAAAGTTGGCTTAATCAGCCACTTGTTTCTACGGTTTGAGGAGTGCCGCTTCACTCCTCGTTTGATGCGGAGTATTTATGAAACATCTTCATGTAACCCCTGCTTATGGTCGTGACTACAAGACCAAGACTGAAGCAGTAGACGCTTGGCGTAGTGGCAAAGATTTTGTAGTACAGGGATTGTCAGGTTATGCTGGCAGTTATGTTGGTAAGGGTGAGTCATCAACGCTGAAGCAAGACGGCTACAGCGGAGTGATGATTCGGTTCGGTGACATGCGTAAACTCGTAATTGTCAATTTGTGAAGCAAGGGGTATGGGTTCACAACTCATACCCTATTTTTGTGGAGGTAGTTGTGAAGATAAATCAACAGCACCTTGAAGCCGTACATGACGGCATCAGGGAAAAGACCCAGTTATGGGTCGATGGTCTGATTACAGACCTTGAATATACGAGTGCATTAGCACTCGTTTCCAACGAGTTTGCTAAGTACGAGATTGCGGGGTTGATTGACCCTGCAACAGGGCTTAGATACGACTAACTATACACGGAGGTTCTTATGGTTGTCAGAGTAGATTCGTGGCTTCATCGCCTCATCTTTCGTTTACCTGTATTCCTCCCTCACTCTGTAGAGTATTGCAGGGTAGGGGATGACTACATCAGCTATCGCCGTATCAACTGGCGTAAACCTCGGGGGGTACAGTATGAGTGAGGACTATCACTTACCTATCTGTGTCTCTTGCTATGCCGTAAGGGTAGAGCCTCAACGGAGGGCTATGGCAAGACCCACTTGCATGGCTTGTGGGGAGAAGATCGCTAAAGAACGTAAGTTTACAGTAGCACCTATGAACAAGAGCAACTACATGCTGTTCACCGATGTATCCCTGCTCAAACAACTCAACCCCAAGAGGACAGAATAATGTTTAGAAGCAAGTTTAGATTCAAACCCATCAAGCCAATGGGTATGTCCATCAATGACACGTTGTTCAAACGAGTCTTACGTGGGATAGGCACAGTCCTGCTCATGTTCCTGTTCTCAGCGTTCACCACGCTACTCGTAGTTGAGTGGCTTGTTGGATGCGGTGAAACGTATGTTGACGCTAAAGGGGTACGTCATCCATACGAGTGTTTGTTTATCCCTCTCAATCGTAACTAAGGAGTTGCTATGAAACGTCTGTTTGTGTTGAAACACAGAAAGAGCGGAGCCATTGTCAAGGATGACAACGGTAATCCAATGTACTTTGCATCAAAGCCTGATGCCAAGAAAACCCGAACCGAGGGACAAGCAGTGTCCTACGGCCCTGACCATAGACTTTACAGAGGAGTCCACTAATGCGAGCCACCCTACTCAAGGAGACAATCAAGTCTCTATTCCCCATCCAACGCACTATCTGTATCGAGGGTAGTCCCGGCGGTGGTAAGACAACCATCGTGCAACAAGTTGCTGAGGAACTCGGAGTTCCTTGCATCGAACGTCACATGCCAACCATGCTTGTGGAGGACTTCGGTATCCTGTTCCCCAACGGAGAGGACAAGTTGAACTATAAGTTGCCTGACTGGTTTCCTGTCAAGGGCAAAGCACCTGAGCGTGGCATCTTGTTGTTCGATGACCGCAATCAAGCAAGCAGTGACCTACAGAAAGTCTTAGCCAACATCTGCCAAGCACGTACCCTCCACGGTACATCGATGCCTGATGGATGGCAGGTGATCTCAACAGGTAACCGCCAGTCTGACAGGGCAGGTGCTAACCGAGTGCTTGGTCACTTGCGTAACCGTGAGACAGTCTACGACCTCGATACACACCTTGATGACTGGACTGCATGGGCACTACAGAACAACGTCAAGCCTGAGTTGATCTCGTTCATTCGCTTTCGTCCCAACTTGTTGCATGACTATGACCCACAGCGTGACCAGAACGCTACACCTCGCTCTTGGGTAGAGGGTGTATCTGATGTGCTTGGTACTGTCCCTGCTGAGGCAGAGTACGAGTCGTTCAAAGGTGCAGTCGGTGAGGGGTGTGCCGCTGAGTTCGTAGGCTTTATCAAAATCTTCCGTAAGTTACCGAACCCTGACAACATTCTTCTCAACCCAACAACTGCGGCAGTACCAACTGACCCTGCTACGTTGTATGCACTCAGCGGTGCTATTGCTGAACGTGCTACTGAGAACAACTTTGAACGTGTCTGTACCTATGCCGAACGTATGCCTGCTGAGTTCAGTGTGCTAACAGTCAGTTATGCGGCACGTAAGAAGCCTGAGTTAGCCAACACTCAAGCGTTTACCAAGTGGTCGATACAACATCAAGAAGTATTGTTCTAACCAACCGAGGGGCTAGTCCCCTCATCTTCAACCAACTAGGAGTGACAGTATGAATCTAAATGATAGAGCGTTGCTAGTGCAACTATCCATATCACAGTGGACTGCTCGTAAGTTCGACAAGCGGGTAACACGTGACGTAGCATCATCGCATGGGACAACCATAGATGTAGGTCGGTACAACAAGGTCTTGCTTCCAATGAACGATCTACTTGATCGTGTACACAAGAAGTCAACACACATCCGTACCAAGTTCTATGACAACACGTTGCCGTGGGGTTTGGATGGCACGATGATGCTACCCACATCCAACTACCTCAACTTTATGACTGAGTTCCGCAAGGAAAAGAACGAGTGGTTTAGCCTTGTGTCTGACTTCCGTAATGAGTATCCCCAACTGGTACTAGATGCCAAGCGTTTACTCATCGGTCTGTACGATGCCAATGACTACCCGAGTCCTGATGACATAGGCAACAAGTTCAATCTTGACGTAGCGATATTCCCTGTACCAAGCAGTGACTTCCGTGTGTCGATAGCTTCAGAGGAACTGTCTCGCATCCAACAAGACGTTGAGCGTAGGGTTGCTGATGCACAGAGCAAGGCAATGATCGAGGTGTGGCAACGCATCTACGATAAGGTCAAGCACATGGCTGAGAAACTAGCCGACCCCAAGTCTATCTTCAGAGATAGCATGGTTGAGAACATCCGTGAACAGTGTGACTTACTGTCTCGCTTGAATTTCATGGATGACCCCAACCTAGAAACACTTCGACAAGAAGTTGAAACTACGTTACTCAAGCATCCTGATGCTCTACGTAACGACCCCGATCTTCGCCGTGATACAGCGGCAGAAGCAAAAGCAATCATGGACAAGATGTCCGTTTTCATGGGAGGTAAATGATGACTAGCGTAATGCCTAAAGAGGAGGTGATACCAATCACCCCACAAGAAGAAGCCAAGCTGAAGATACGTCTTGCGAAAGCAAAGACCTCACTCATACTTGAGCATCCGTTCATTGGTACTGTGGCACTCAACATGCCGTTCGTACTGAGCCGTGAGATACCAACTGCCTCAACGAATGGCAAGCGTGTGCGGTTTAACCCTGACTTCTGTAACGAGTTGACAGATGAGGAGTTGAAGTTCCTTGTAGCACATGAGTGTTTACATCCGATGCTTGAGCACAACTACCGCAGACAAGAGAGACAACATCGCCGTTGGAACAAGGCGGCTGACTACGTAATCAACAAGTTGTTGGTAGACGATAACATTGGCAAGATGCCCCCTAAGGGTTTGCTTAGTGATGATATTCACAAAGCAGGCAACGGAACATCCGATGGTATCTACAACATCCTTGAAGATGACGAGGGTGGTGGAGGTGGTGGGTACGGCGGAGATGGTGACCCTCTCGACAACTGTGAAGATGCTGAGGGTTCACAAGCCGAGCAAGCACAAGAGCAAGCCGAGTGGAAAGTCAAGGTAGCACAAGCGGCACAAGCCGCAAAGATGATGGGCAAGTTGAGTGCAGGTATGGAACGACTGGTTGACGAGGTACTCAGACCTAAGGTTGACTGGCGTGATGTGATGCAACGCTTCTTTGTCAAGTGCAAAGACGATACCCGCTCATGGGCTAGACCTAACCGCCGCTTTATAGCACAAGGTTTATATCTGCCAAGCACCAGTGGTGAGACGATGGGTGAGGTGTTGTTTGCAGTGGACTGCTCAGGTTCAATCACTCAAGACATTATCAATCAGTTCGGTGCTGAGATTCGTACAGTCAAGGAGGATATGTTCCCAACACGTATCCATGTGGTGTACTTTGATAGCGAGGTGAGCCACTACGAATCGTATGGTGTAGATGATGAGTTAGACATCAAGCCACACGGCGGTGGAGGTACTGCGTTCAGCCCTGTGTTTGAGTACATCGAGGAACACGGCATCGAACCTATCGCAATAGTGTTCCTGACTGACCTGTGTTGTGATGACTTCGGTAACGAACCCAACTGTCCTGTGTTGTGGGTATCTACCGATGAGGGCACTGCACCTTTCGGAGAAGTGGTACTGATGTGATTACATACGGCGAGTTATTTGCCGTGTGTTTGTTCGTAGGTATGGGTGTTTACATCTCGTACCTACGCTCTGAGATACGGAATCATATTCGTGCAGGGGTTTTACTCTCTGCTTTGGTACATGATGTTGCCGATGGCAACGTAGAAATAGAAAGGCATGAAGATGGTATTAGAGTACGAGTTAAAAATGAGAGTCGTTCGGAGTCTGCAAACCTTAGCAGACACTATCAGGGAACTTTACCCTGACCAAGAGTTTGTCGTTATGTACGACATTGAAAACAAGTTGGCGGAAGCCAATGAGATGGTGTATCAACTAACAAAAGGAGAGTGACATGGCTACAGTTAGATTTAGTAAAGACTTACAGGATGCAATCGTAAAGAACGCAGAGAACATGTTTAACAAACAGATAAATGCGGCAAGGGATAGCATCAATGCAACGTGGGGTGATCGCATCTATGAAATCATCCATCGTAAATACATCCCTGCTATGAACGCACTACCGATGTGCTTCTTCAGCGAGACTTCTAACATGAAGGTATCAAAAATCAACGGCAAAGATGTTGGTGGATTGGAGTGCAAGCTAACTAGCACACGCCCTGTTCCCAACACCCTACCCAAAGATGTACCTGCTAGGGGTAGAGACTATCACGGCTACGAGTTAGTTGGTGACGAGTGGGATGAGATAGCCCAAGAGATTGAGGACTACCGCAATAATATCAAAGCAGTAGCGCAGAAGAAAACAAACTTTGTTAACGCAGTCAAGGAAGTTATCACTGCACATGCAACGCTATCTCCTGCATTGAAGATGTGGCCTCCACTGTGGGACTTGATACCTGAGGACTACAAGGATAGGCATCGCCAAGTAGTAGAGCGTGAGAAGAAAGAGGTCGTAGTTAATGTTGACCTTGGTACTCTGACTGCTACTGTAGTAGCCCACAAACTCACACGCTAATATGCAGTCACGTATATCAACAAAGCTAATGGTACGCCTTGCTATGGAAGCGGGTGCAGACTATTCCAAGGAACGTGAGGAGGGTATGTATACCAACCTCAGTCTGTACAAATACACCAAGGCATACCATGAGTATCAAGTAAAGCGCATGAAGAAAATCATACGCCAATCAATTCGAGAAGCCCTCGAAGAAGCCCTTAAACATCACAACGTGGAGGTAATCCGATGACCTACTATCATCAAGCCGCAATACAAACATACGATCAGGCTAAGCGCCTGTATGGTACATGCCGTTTCCCTGACAAGGGTAAGCCAGTCAAAGGATGGTGTCGCCTACATAAAGTAGACGAGAACTTTGAACTGCGCATGGACAACAAGACTATCTGTGTCTTTGCACCTGACAACACGTTGACGTTTACCATGACGAGTGCTCAAGCAAAGAACTATTCCATCACACTAAGCCAAGCACTAGCCCGAGCAATACCTATTGGATGGGAGAGGGTAGCCACTGGTCGCCATCGTGTAATACATACCAAGAAGATAGCGGGTTCTTATGGTGCTCACCGATGGGAACAATGGCGAGAGGCTATGAAAGCTGAAGGTATCGAAGTATTCAACGGCATCAAATTCAATCTCGATACTGGTGAGTGTATGAACGCCAAGCCAACCACTGATGCACAAGTTGTTCCTGCTAAACGTACCGAGTGGTTACGAGCCTTGCGTGTGTTCAAGCGGGGGTTGAAGGTACGTGCCAAGCTAGGTGTACTAGATTCTATCTGTCAAGATGTTATAGCAGAACGCACACGCACTAAGACTAGATACGACTGGGTTCAACCCGACTGGTCTAACGAAAAATGGATTGACTTGTTGTTCGATTCAATTAAAAATAACCAACACCCAACAGAGTTGTTATACGGTTTCGCTCAGAGCGTACAGGGTAGGACGTACTACCACATCGCTATCAATAAAGAGACAACGCTACAAGCGGCTGACGGTGTATGTGCTGAACTAAGCGTACAACTACGCCGTAAGTTCGGTGTGTTCGGTGATGACGAAGATGAGTACGGTGCGATATACAAATCCATAGAACAAGAGAAAGCAAAAAGTGAAGTGCCCTGAGTGCAACACATGGGTGTCTGTTAAAGAAACCCGATCTCGCCCCGCCAATACGGTGTATCGTAGGTATGAATGTGCCAACGAGCATCGCTTTACTACGTTAGAAACAGTAACACGTGTCATCAAACCCAAGGAGAAAGACGATGAAGAAAAGTAAATCAGCGAAAGTAGCAGAGTATTTTTTGAAGCACCCCAATGCAGTACCGAAAGATGTTGGTGCTAAGTTCACTATGCACATGCCGCAGGTGTACGGCATACGTAAGCGTGTGCTCAGTGGTTCTATGCTAGGTGAGGTAGTCAACCCACAGATTACTGATGCGGTAACACAGTTCGTACCAAGCGACAAGGTAGATGCTTTGCAGATAGGCGGTGACCACTATAAGAACATGGGTGTGCAACCTTGGAAGGCAATGGAATCATGGATGACACCCGAACAGTTCGCAGGATTCTTGCGGGGTAACGCTATCAAATATCTTGCACGATGCGATGTTAAGGGTGGCATTGACGACATCAAGAAGGCACGGCATTACATCGACAAACTTGTTGAGGTGATGAATGGTGTGTAGCCTATCGTTTTATGGGGGCATACTTGTAGGTATAGGACTTCTACTAGCCCTAGCACTAATTGCATTTATGTTTGTGTTTATAAAAAATAATTGAGGGTGACATGGACATAGTAACGATTGACTTTGAAACCTACTACGACAAGGAGTACTCCCTGTCTAAGATGACCACGGAAGCATACGTACGTAGCCCTGACTTTGAGGTCATCGGTGTAGGCGTGAAGGTAAACGACTACCCCACAGACTGGTATAGCGGAGACAACGTGGGGAAATTCCTCAACAGTCTTGACTACCGCAACAAGGCAATCCTCTGTCACCATACTGCTTTCGATGGGGCAATCCTATCGTGGCACTTTGGCATCAAGCCTAGGCTATGGCTTGACACACTCAGCATAGCAAGACCCTTGCACAATCTCACAGTAGGGGGAAGCCTTGCCGCACTCACTACCTACTATGGACTAGGCAAGAAGGGTGATGAGGTTGTCCAAGCATTGGGTAAACGCAAGGCAGACTTCACACCCGAAGAACTTGCACGATACGGAGAGTACTGCAAGAACGATGTGGAGTTGACCTATGCTTTGTTCAACAAGATGAAGAAAGGTTTTCCTGTCAGCGAGTTGCTGGTCATCGACCAAACGCTACGCATGTACACCGAGCCGACCATCGAGTTGGATGTGCTTCTCTTGCGTGAACATCTTGAGGAAGTAATTGCCCGAAAGGATGGACTGATCTCAGACATGGGGTTGACTGGTGTTACCAAGGAAGTGTTGACCAAGACACTAATGAGTAACGAGATATTCTCCAAGTATCTTATTAACCTTGGCATCGAACCCCCGAGTAAGGTCAGCGCACGTACAGGCAAACAGGCGTGGGCATTTAGTAAGACGGACAAAGCGTTCACCGACTTACTGGAACATCCTGATGAGCGTGTGCAGAACGCAGTAGCCGCTCGCTTAGGGGTCAAATCAACCATCGAAGAAACCCGAACCGAAGCCCTACTGGGTGTCGCTCAACGTGGATGCTTGCCCATCATGCTCAACTATTATGGTGCACACACAGGGCGATTTAGCGGTGGCGATAAGCTGAACTTGCAGAACCTACCTGCACGTGGGAACAACAAGATCAGGCGGGCACTACGAGCACCCAAAGGACAAGTTCTTGTGGCTTGTGATTCGTCACAGATTGAGGCCCGCATGGTTGCGTGGATTGCAGGACAGGATGAGTTAGTCCAAGCGTTTGCTGAGGGGCGGGATGTATATAGTGAGTTCGCATCCGATGTGTATGGGCGCAAGATTACCAAGGGGGACAAGATAGAACGATTCGTAGGTAAGACCTGTATCCTTGGTCTTGGCTACGGCATGGGCGCAGAGAAGTTCCGACGTACCCTTGAGATAGGGCAAGGTGGTGTGAACGTAGTGATCGACCTTAACGAAGCTGATCGTATTGTCCGACTCTATCGACAGAAGAACCACAAGATTGTGGCACTATGGCAGAGGTGTGGACACGCACTGACTGGTATGACCCAAGGTGATAGTGGCAACATACATCCTCTGGTTAGCTACGACAACACAGGCATCACACTCCCCAACAAGTTGCAAATTAAATACCCTGCACTACGCCAAACCAACAGCGGGTTTGAATACATCGCTGATGCACGTACCTACCGCAAGGCAGTTAAAGATCGCGTGACTACTGGTACAACGGATGATATAAGTTGGACTCGTATCTACGGTGGCAAGGTCACAGAGAATCTGATTCAAGCACTTGCTCGTATCGTTGTGTCTGAACAGATGACTGCCATTGGTCGCCACTACCACGTGGCTTTCCAAGTCCACGATGAGATCATCATCACTGCCCCTGAAGAACAAGCGCAACACGCAGAGAAACTTATTGTCGAGATCATGTCTACCCCTCCAAGCTGGGCAAGCACGTTGCCAGTTGCATGTGAAGCGGGTACTGCAAACAATTATGGAGAAACCTAATGACACACAAGGAGCGCAACACATGACTAAAACGAGTAAGCCAATAACGGTTAAACCGACTACATGGTTTGGCAACCCTGCAAAAACAGCCCAGTGGTGCACGTGCCCAAACTGCGGAAAGCAAAGCCCACTGACACTTGAATGGGTTGGTTTGTCTGAACAAGACATCAACGAACTTAAATTTAACCTGCCCGACCTTTACTATTGGGTTGATGTGGTGAGAGCAACGGAAAAAAGATTGAAGGAAAAGAACATATGACTATCGCTGAAATCAAACGCACACCACGTAACACCGAAGCCCTCGCTCTACTTGAGGCAATCAGCAACACAGTGCAGGAGAACGAGGACGCATCCAATCTCATGGTGCTTGTGAAAATTGGTGACAACTACCACCGCTACTCCACAAATCTGACTGATACCATGTCGTTAATTGCCGCCTTAGAACTGGCAAAGTTCGATGTGTTGCAACGCATGTCAGAGTAGGCTATACTGAAACTTCCAATTAAACAGAGAACCCTGAGGACACCCCTCGGGGCTATGACCTATGCGCCTTAGCCACTCTTACTCGTCCATCAAACTGTACGAGAACTGCCCATTGCGTTACTTCCGACAACGTATTGTCAAGGATGTGATAGACGAAGGGGGTGAAGCCAGTAAGTACGGTGAACGAGTTCATGCTTTCCTTGAGACACGACTCAAAGAGAACACCCTCTTACCGCAAGAGGTAGCCCATTACGAATCCCTTTGTTCCTCAGTCGAACGCATCGCTCAAGGTGGCGAACTGTGCATAGAGAAAGAGCTAGTCCTAACCGACAACCTTACACCAACAACTTGGTGGGAGCCTGACGCTTGGCTACGATCTAAACTTGACATCCTTGTAATCACTGGCGAGATTGCCGTAGTGATGGACTGGAAAACAGGTAAGAGAAACGCTGACCAATTCCAAATGCAACTGTTCGCCGCCCAAGTATTCAAGCACTATCCTGAGGTGACAAGGGTCAAGACTTCCCTAGTGTGGCTGAAGGACATGGCTATGGACACCGAGGTGTACTATCGCAGTGGTGTCAACACGATATGGGCTGAGGTTATGAAGCGTATCCAACGCATCAACGACTCATTGGAACATGACAACTGGCCTGCCAAACCGAGTGGCTTGTGCCGCTATTGCCCTGCCCGACACAACTGTGACTATGCTAGGGTTTAACCCTACTTGACATTCATGTAAAGAGGAGTAATATATGAGTTCACTGACCCCCGAAGGCAAGATAAAACGTAAGGTTGTTGAGTTACTTAAGAAGCACGATGTGTGGTACTTCTTCCCCGCCAGTAATGGCTTTGGTAAAGCAGGTATCCCCGACATCATTGCGATTGCAAAGGGCAAGTTCATAGGCATTGAGGTCAAAGCTGACAAGACCAAGAAGCCAACGGTATTGCAGGTCAAGTGTGGTGAAGAAATACAACGAGCAGGTGGATGGTGGTTCTTAGTGTATGACGCTGACTCCCTCCACTCTCTTGAGCAAGCATTAGAAGAAAAACTTTACAGGTGATGACATGGTAGTGGTGGAACAAGCAAGGACACTTGCTATGAAATTAAACAATCCGAATAGGGTTCTCGACAGTATCCCAACTGCCAAGCCCTACACGGTACGTGGTGTGCCCCTTGTGGTAGCACCGCATGGACTGGATGAGGTCAGGGTTCTGCGTAACCTTGGCATCAAAGCACCATCGCCCATACTGCACTATTACAAATGGTGTGGTCAACACAAACCATACGAGCACCAACGACAGACGGCGGCGTTCCTTACGCTTAACCATTGTGGGTTGGTACTCAACGAGATCGGTACTGGCAAGACACAATCTGCATTGTGGGCGGCTGACTATTTGATACAGACCAAGCAGATTAAGAAGGTGCTCATCATCTCTCCACTATCTACGCTTGAACGTGTATGGGCTGACGCTATCTTTACAGGGTTTGTGCACCGTAAATTTGTTGTGCTTCATGGAACATCTGAGAAGCGCCGCAAGTTACTGAACACTGAGGCTGACTTCTACATCATCAATCACGATGGATTCCCCATCATCTGTGAAGAAGCACACGGCAAGTTTGACTTGGTGATCGTTGACGAAGCGGCAGTGCTACGTAACCCATCAACACAACGGTTCAAGATATTTCGTAGATGGATGGCAAACAATTTGACAGCACGTTTGTGGTTGATGACTGGTACACCAACACCCAATGACCCGACAGACGCATGGGCACTTGCCAAGTTAGTTGGTTCACCATTCTGTACCAAGACATTCACGGCGTTCAGAGAACAAGTGATGATGAAGATTGGTCAATGGAAATTTGTACCAAGACCTGAGAGCGTAGAGATTGTGAAGCACATCCTACAACCTGCGGTCAGGTACACGCGGGACGAATGTTTTGAGTTGCCCGACACAATCATTCAGACTCGTCAAGTAGAACTCACTGCGGAACAGAAGAAGCATTACTCACAGATGCTTAAACATTTTGTTACGGAGATGAGCGCAGAGGGAACGATCACTGCGGTCAATGAGGCAGTCAAGATTCAGAAGTTAGTTCAGATCGCTTGCGGCGTAGCCTATGGTGATGATGGACAGAACATTGGAATTGATTGCAGTCCACGTATTAACTTAGTAAAGGAGGTGATAGAAGAAGCAGGAGAAAAAGTAATTTTATTTGTACCACTCACTGGCACATTGCACATGCTTGAGAAAGAACTCAGCAAGCACTGGTCGGTTGCAGTTGTGAACGGCGAGGTATCCGCAAGCAAGCGTAACCAAATCTTCCACGACTTCCAACATGCCAAGACACCGCATGTATTGATTGCTCATCCCGCAACAATGGCGCATGGACTCACTCTAACGAGTGCGTCAACGATCATATGGTATGGCCCTATCAATAGCAACGAGCAATATGTTCAAGCGAATGGGCGCATTGAGCGCATAGGTAAGAGGCAAGTATCCAATGTCGTACACATAGAGGCAACAGACCTCGAACACAAAATGTACGAACGCTTGAAGAATAAACAAAAGCTTCAAGGATTGCTTCTTGATTTAATCCAACAACAGACAAGAAGGTGACACATGACTGTCAGAGTAGACGACGTAATTGCTACGTACATGAAACTACGTAACGAGAAGGAAGCCATCGAAGCCGAGATCAAGAGCCAAGTAGCAGGACTCAAAGCGAAGATGGACAAGATAGAAGCGTGGCTTAAAGAGCAAGCAGATGCACAGGGCGTTACCTCATTCAAAGGTAAACATGGCACTGCGTTCTTAACCACTACAGACTACGCCAACGTAGCCGACTGGGATGCCGTACTGGAATTTGTTAGAACAAATGAAGCGTTCGACATGCTGGAGAAACGTGTAAGCAAGATTGCAGTACGTGGGTACATTGAACGTAACAAGGCAGTACCCGCAGGTGTGACCTATGGAACAAAGATAGATGTCACTGTTCGTAAACCAACAATGAAAGTTGAGGACTGAACCATGAAAATCATTAGAGAATGGATTAAGCAAGCCGCATATGAAGGTACGCATCAAGCGTTAACAGAACACGCTACTGCCACCAAAATAAAACGCAAGCTAAACATCGAACCCATTGACAACGAGTATGTACAAGAACACCTTGCCGCTGAGAGAGCACGTGCAGTGGCAACGCAATGGCAACAAGGCGGTTTCGCCAAATCCAAACGTGCGACTAACCGCACATAACCCGCTCACCAAAGGAGAATATCTATGAGCAACATCATCCCCGCAAACATTCAAGTTCCCGCCCACCTCGCTGGTCGTATCGGTGTGCCATCTGCATTGGCACAATCCCTTATGGGCGGTATCAGTAGTGCTGAATCGTTCCCACGTATCAGCATTAAGGGTAGCCGCTTCCGTATTGTCGAAGGCGGTAACGAGACTGTATTAGATACCACTGCACTAGAAGTAGTGATTGTTGGTGCAAACCCCCGCCTGTCAAAGACTTGGTACGCCAAGGCATGGACAAAAGATTCTGAGCCAGTTGCACCTGACTGCTTCTCGCTTGATGGCATTGGCCCTGACCAGTCATCGACAGACCCACAGAATGATCTTTGTGCTTCTTGCCCACAGAACGCATGGGGTTCTAAGATTGCTGAGAACGGACAACAAATCAAGGCTTGCTCCGATCAGAAACGTCTTGCTGTAGTGTCGGCTGACGACCCTGCTGGCCCTGTGTACCTCCTGCAAGTTACACCTGCCGCACTCAAAGGTTTCAATGCCTACGTCAAAGAACTCTCTATGCGTGGTATCCCACCTGAGATTGTCAAGACCAAGATCACATTTGATACAGACGCATCCTTCCCTAAATTAAAATTCGGGTTGTCTGGATTCCTTGACGATGAGTCGCAAGACGCAGTTGACAAGTTGTTTGGGTCTGCCGAAATCCGTGAGATCACTGGCGAGAATCCAAGGCAAGCAGTTGAAGTGCCAAAGATTGCCGCCAAACCAGTTGCCCCGAAACCCGCCCCTAAGGTTGCTGAACCAGTAGAACCTGCACCTGCCCCTGCACCTACACAAGCGGCTACCCCAAAGCGTGGTTTCGGTGCATCTAAACCTGCGACGAAAGCTACCCCTGCTGCTGCGGCCCCTGTCAACACACAAGCAGCAACATCTTTGGCTGACGAGATCGCTGCCCTTGTAGGTGAGGTGAACGCAGATGACGCCTAAACCGCCTCTCGACTTTACAAAGGTCGAGTCGCTTCGTAGGCATATGCTTCTGACAACTACGGATTTATCCCAGTTGTTAGGGGTATCTCGCATGACTTATTATGGATGGGTGAGAGGCAAGAAAATCCGCCAGTCCAATGACCAGTCAGTGAGGGCAATGCTACGCAAACTGCTGGCAGTAATGTCCGAACACCAATGGCCTACGCCTGAGGTGATTGGGATGGAACAGAAGCAGAGAAAAGAGCGTCTCGTTGAGATATTGAGTAACTATAACTGAAGGGGTGAGGGGAGAAATCCCCTCGCTGACAGGGGCACATGAACACGTTGGAACATCTCCAGCGGGTTCTACCGTCGGAAGGTTTTTATGTCACGACAGTCATCAATCCTGATGGCAATAGACAAGGATTCTTTTCTACAGTAGACGAACTCGCAAAGGCAGTAGCTGGCCTTGACCAAACAGGCAACAACACATACTTCGCCATCTCCGCATTTAAGGAGAAGGGAAGCCGCAAACAAGATAATGTCCGAGCGATTAAGGTTGTCGCCTTGGACGTTGACTGTGGGAACAACAAGCCGTATCCATCGTGGAAGGAAGGACTTGTTGCACTAGGTACATTCATTCAAACAATGAACTTGCCTAAGCCCATGATCGTATTCTCAGGCAACGGACTACATGTCTACTGGTGTCTGACGGAAGAACTCGAACCAGCTAGATGGAAACCAATCGCTGAAGCAATGAAGTCAGCGGCGATTGCGAACGAGTTTCATATTGATGCAGGGCTAACTGCCAACAGTGCATTGGTGCTACGCCCCATTGGGACACACAATCCTAAGAATGGTAACGAGGTTAAGTTACTGGTGGACGCTGAGCCAGTGAGTCCTGAGTTGCTGAAGTCTTGTCTTGTTTCCCACCTAGCTCACGAGGTGAGCCTGCCACGTAATACAACTGGCAGTAAGTTGCTACAAGACATGGCAGTCAAGACTGAGTTCCCACCTACCATTGGTGCGGTTGTCGTTAAGAAATGCCAACAGATCAAGTGGGCAGTAGAGAACCAAGGCGAGGTCAAAGAACCTCAGTGGTACAACCTAATGGGAGTCGCCGCATTTTGTGTTGAGCCTGAGGCTACGGCTATTGAGTGGAGTCAGAACCACCCAAAGTTTGACGCACAACGAACATTGCAAAAGCTGATCCAGTGGAAAGACAACACAGATGGGCCAACACGTTGTGGTAAGTTTGACATAGACCGTCCCGGGGGATGCAAGGGATGCAAATTTAAGGACAAGATAAAGAGTCCTGCCGCTCTTGGGTTGCAGTACCAACAGATTGCACCACCACAAGATGTACTAGACAAGGCGGCGTTTGATGTACCCATGCCACGTGGGTTTAAGCGCACCGCTGATGGTATCAAGATGACCATTGACGAGACAGATATTGACGTATGTTCGTTCGACGTCTACCCCGTGGGCTACGGTCGTGACGAGGGTCTTGGTTACGAGACTGTGCGCTACCACTGGAATCGTCAGCATAAGGGCTGGCAAGAACTTGCTCTGAGACAAGCACACCTCACAGACGGACATAGAGAGTTTGCTTCCACCATTGCCGATCAAGGCATTGTCCTCAACAATAAAAGACAGACGGAGTACTTCCAACTTATGCTACGTTCATACATGGATGAATTGCGGCAGAAACGTGCGATGACCAATCTGTACGCCACGATGGGATGGAAAGAAAACTTCTCCCAGTTTGTGATTGGTGACACGCTTCTACGCCGAGAGCCTGACGGTTCAGTCAGTGAAGAAAACATCAGCCTATCCGCTGGCACTCAACGACTTGGCAACGAGTTGTATGGTGTATCAGGAGACGCCCAACAGTGGGCAGACTTCACCTCTGTGCTTGAGAAAACAGGATTGCACTGGCACATGTTCGCACTTGGTGTCGGACTATCTGCCCCCCTGTATGCGTTCACTGGCCTTAAGGGTCTGACTGTTTCATTGTTCGGCCCATCAGGTGGAGGCAAATCATTGATACAGATGTGGGTGCAATCAATCTATGGTGACCCTGACAAACTACACTTTGCCGCCAAGTTCACACAGAACACTTTGTTCGGACGTATGGGTGTCTATGCCCACATGCCGATGACCATTGACGAAGTTACCTTGATGCTAGATAAAGAGGTCGGTGACTTTGCATACTGGGTATCCCAAGGTAGAGACAAGGCACGACTGAACCGTAACGCCGAAGAACGTGGTGCAAAGACATGGGCAATGCCTGTGCTTGTATCCACCAACAAGTCTCTGCAATCTAAACTGGTTGCATCTGGGCTTGAGACTGACGCACAGATGGCACGGCTTCTTGAGATTGATATACCACTGCACGAACTGTTCACAAGAGACAGTACAGGCGGTCGCAAGATTCACCAGTTTATCCATACCAACTACGGACACGCAGGACGCTTATTCATAAAGAAGTTGTTGGAGCTTGGAGCCGATGGAGTACGCGCTGCGATTGACCACGCCACTGCTGACTTCCACAAGAAGTACAAAGCCAGTTTTGTAGGACAGGAACGCTACTGGGAACAAGCCATCATCCTGTCAGACTTAGCCTCACGCTTATGTGTTGAATGGGGAATCATCAAGTACGACTACACCCTTGGCACTGAGTGGGTCTTGAAACAACTGGGTGCAATCAGACGTAGTGTGGTTGAGAACAAGATGGATGCGTTCGATCTATTCTCCAACTACCTAAACGACAGTGCTGGAGCCGCTGTAACTGTGATGCACACAGGCACAGACAAAGGTGTTGTGGATTACTCAAGGATGCCACGTGCTGACATCCGTGTTCGGTTCGACACATACAGACGCACTGCGGCAGACAAGTTTGACAAAGGTGTTGTGCTTGTTGACCGCACCCACTTCCGTAGATGGTTGGCACAGAACGGTGGTGACTACAAATCGTTCATACAACAGATGCAGTTTGAGAGCGTAGTCGCCACACCTAAATCGGAGAAAGCGTTTCTTGGTAAGGACACCCCCATCAAACTGGGTCAGGCATATGTCCTTGGTCTCAATCTGAATCACCCCAAACTTGTGGGAATCTTGAGTGATGCAGATGAGATTGCCGCTGACCTAACCTTCGGTCAAATGAGAGCAGTCTGATTACCTGATCTCATCGTCCAGTCCGTAGAGTCTCAACAACTCTACGGTTTCGGGACGCATAGCCCTTGGCGCTGACTTCATGTATCTCAACACAGTCGGACGCTGAGCCTCACGGTATGCACGATTGGCAGACTGCAAGAACTTAGTTACTTCCAAACCTGTACCCTTGGAATCTTCATTCCACTGGCTTACTGCGGATGCAATATTATTTGCTGCCTCTTGGTCACCGGCAGCCCGAGCCTTCACATACGCAGCAACATATTCTGCCTTGACTGCTTTGCCGTACTCATTGACTTGCTTGGACATACGAACAATGTCGTTTTGCTGAGTGGCTATGGAAGGATAGAAGCCAAGCAATCGAGCAAGAATCACGTGCGCTTGTGCATCCTTGGCTACCAACTGCCCACGTACGTTCGTGATGTCGCCGCTCGACATGTACGCATAGCCATCTCCGATTGAGCGCAGTGCCGCTATTGGGGACTCTCGCATCAATGTGTTGAGGGATGTTGTGTCATCACGCAGGCCCGTTACCTCAGCACCATACTTAGCCAAGCCACCTGCCATTGATACCAGCCCACTGATACCGCTGAACACTGGGCCAGCAAAGTCGCCAATCTCACGTGCTGGGTCTGCGCCAGCTTTAAGCGCACCAGTCAGAGGAACTAGATCGCCCATACCCAAGCGGGTAGATACAGTCGCGCCGACTGCACGGTCAATCAGACCACGCATTACATACGGCGACATTCCCGGGGCCACGCTATCAACCCATTCAGCAGTAGCTTTCTCGATGCTTGCCACTTTGAGGCCGAGCATCTGTGCGATTGTGTCAACAATGTCAGCGAGGTCGTCAGCGAATGGTATGCCCTTCAGACCACTCATCATCAACAGTAAGCCAAGCATCAACAACTGTCCACGAACTGGCATGTTGCGCAGTAGTTGGACGGTGATGATTACGAACTGCTTGTACATGAATATGTACTGGGCTACGTTGCCACGTGCCATCTCAGGTCGGTTAAACATGGCGTACTCACCTTGCGATGTGTTGACCGCAATTCGTGCTGCTTCAGTAGCTTCAGCGATTGCTTGTTCTTCACTTAACCCTTGTGATAGCGCACGTTCTTTCTCAAGTCTGTATGCTGCCAGTGCAGTGATGCGTCGGTTAGCTTGCTCTGTATAAGAGAACATAGCCATCCATGCTTTGATACCTGCCTGTGCTTTATTGTTAAACACCTTGCCACGTGCTGTACCTACCAGTGCGTTGAACTGAGCCGCTTGCAATGTGCCCTGCTCAGTAGCATCAAACAAGAACTTAGTCTCATCCTCTGTCAGTCCATATTTGTCGTACCCGCCATTGACCAGCAGGTCATTCAAGAACCCAGCATCTTCCAACTTGGGACTGCCTACATCAAGGGCAGCACGGTAGAGGGAGGTCACGGCTTTGGCTTCTCCATAACCACCGCCATAGCCACGCTTAGCGTTGTAGTAGGACAGGTATGGTGTACTGTGGGTAAGCAGAGATACGAAGTTCACGGCTGCGGATGCGACTGAACCACCCAACTGCATCAACACTGTGATTAGTTTTAGGAACGAGCCAGCCTCACCTGACAACATATCTTCGGTGCTGTCGTTAATATTAGATGAGTCGTTGTACCAACGAATAAGTTTCTTGGCTTCTTCCCGATAGCGTTCACCTTGACCCAGTGTAGGTTCACCATTGACGGTGACACCAGCAGCTTTAGGAGCCATGTACTTGTACATGAACGCATACTCATCGTATGCACGTTGCGCTCTAACACGTTGTCCATCGGTAGCGGCTGCATCAATAGCGGCCTGCAAATCCTTAAGTTTCTGCGGATCACCAAGCCACGACGAGTTGTTGAGCATGATGTCATCAAGACGATGGCGGTAGATTTTCTTGGCGGCAACGTGAGCAACCATCTCTAAGTGCTCAGACACAGAACGCACAATGTCGCTATCCCATCCGGGATTACCACTACGTTGTAGGTTCTTACGAGCACGGTCGTTTTGGTTTGTCAGTGTCTTGACAATACGTTCACGTGCGGTTGGCGTGATGTTTACGTTCAAGCGGTTCAACACGTAGATGAACTCATTGAAGTTCACGGCTTCAGTCAAGGCTGGGCTGACTGCGGCTTCCGAAGATTCTGCACGCAGAGTTACTTTGATCTCTGCACCGTACTCATCTTTAAGAATCCACTCTTGCCCATTGCCGAACTCATTCTCCAATGCTTCGCGTGCAGCGGTTGCTTCACTCTCAGTCTCAAACTGAAAGTAGGGCATAGCGTCACGAATGTTCTCATCCAAACGCACTGGGTTACCTTGAGCATCGAACGCTGCCATCCTCGCTTGGTATTCACCACGGCGACTGAACGGAACGTATGAGCCAAGGATGGTGCGCTTTGCATAGAACTCCGCGTTGCGTGTCTGCAAATCAAATAGGAAGATGTCCTGTACAGCTTTCTGAATTGCAAAGGCTTGTTCTTTATTGCGAATCTTGCCACGGATGGTAGGAATAGCGGCACGAATGTCATCGTACTCAGCCTTCTGAAACTCCTCAAAGTCTTTTTTCATGTCACCCACAATTTTGGGATCGCCCATCCATGCGGCGTATACATCGTCGTTGAACAACGCACGACCAAAGTTGTAGATGAATTTTTCAGACCGTTGGTCTGCACCCTTTTGTACTTCGACGGAAGCGTTTGCAATGCGGCTACCACCGTAACGGATGTTCTGATACATCTCAATTACTTTGCGGATGGCAGCAAGGTCTTGCGCAGAGAACTCAGCCTTGAGTCCTTTCATGCCAGCAATCTCACTGAACACTCGTTGCTGTTCTGCTTGGGATGCTTCGTAGTTTGATAGCAGCAAGTCCACTGCTGCATCATTTACGGTATCACGCATCTCAGTGTAGACACGCCACACTGGACTGTTCTCATCAACATCGAACTGGTACTTGATTCTTTCGCCAGTGCCAAGTTCTACATCAAAGCCCTTGCGGAATTCTTCCGCAGTCACAGTGCCTGCCTTCTCCAACAACTGGCGCACTCGCGGGTCAACAGTGACATTACCCATTGCGTCTTTAGTAATCATGGAGCCGTATGACTCCATCAACTCATCAGTCAACTGGCGTGACTTAAACAATGCAGCGTACGCAGCAAGTTCACCAGCTTGTTGTTTCTCCTTTTCAGACACGCCGTCACCGAATCCAAACACACGTGGTGTGTTGGTGAACGTCATGTAGCGTGAGTACTTGGAGAGTAGAGCGCGAGCCTTCTGACTTCGTTGTTCAAAGATACGGAATATCTGATTGAGGCCATAGCTCTTACGTGCCATGTTGTCGAGGGTCTGTACCTTCTCAAGTATCTTGCCTACGTTTACACCAACATCTCCTGTCTTGCCGAACAACCCTTTCTGGAAGGCGTCCATCGACCCAAACATACCTGCGCCGGGGCCGTGCCTACGATTCAAGGCGTTCATTGCCATGCCTCGTGAGCCAATGTTGCCAGCAAAATTACGTGCGTACTTGCCGTCTGCTACTGTTTGTTCCATGTCCTCCATGTGGCCCACAAAGGATGAAGCGCTGAAGAAGTTACCTGTGCTGCCTTCACGCACATAGCGGCGTGCTAGGTTAACAAGTTGGCGAGCCTCGTCGTCTTTGAAGCTAAAGCCAAGTTTGTTTAGGGCGTTCTTCAAGGCGTTCCATAGCCTTGCGATGATTGATACATCTAGGTCAGCAGCGTTGTCAGCCAGATATTCCTCTATGGCTTCCAGCCTATCCATTCCTTGGGTCTCGACCATTGCGTCAACTGCGGCCTGCACATCAGGGTCAGTTTGATATATACGATTCAGTACCTTGTTCAACTCAGACTGACCCATCACACCTTTGAAACCAAAGTGACCAATGGTTTCGTGAGCCAGTACAAATTTCAACTGTTGTTCAGTACGAACAAAGTCAGAGAAGATGATGACCTCAGGGCCGAAGGAGTAACCCACGGCGTTGGTTGTATCGAAGTCACCTTGCTTACGAGCGGCAGCAGCACGTTGGTACAACTCAGGGTTGCGAGCCTTTAGGTCAGCAACATTGGCGTACACATTAACGATAGGCTTGATCTTTAGCTTTGCCAAGAAGCCTTTGACCAGCAACTTCACACGCCCCAACGGAATGGCAGAACCCATAGGTGTGCCATCGTCGCGGTAGAAGTTACCTTCGGGTTTATCCCAATCCTGCACAGTCTCGCTATCACGTGCGCCACGCTTACGGGAATTGAAAACATCTTGTTCTGCCTTTGACTCTGCTGCGGCTGCTTCACCTAATGCACGCAACTCCTCACGGCGTTCTTTCTCACGGGCACGTTGCTGTTCCTCAGTGAGTTCAACTTGGCTTAGGATGTAGCGACCATCAGACTTGATTAGCTTAGCCTCACCCTTGTCGTTGAAGTAGTCTTTGACTTTGCTTCCATCAGGCAACATGTAGTTGCGACCAGCTTCATCAAGTTCACTGTACAACTGCTTGGTCAGTGCTTTGATATTGGCGAAACGCTCAGAACCAAATACTATTTCTTTGGTCAGCGTAGGGATTTCCCTAACACGAGTTACCAAATCACGGATGAGGTTTGCCATCTTCGCACCAGACTGGTCAACAATGCGATTAAGCGAGGTGACCTTCTTGGTATTGATGACTGACTCACCAGCGGGCAGCGAGGTCTTGTACTTCTTGTAAACAGATACAGGTACGTTTTGCTCACTGATCTGGCGAGCTTGCAACAACTCAGTCACTTGCGTGTCGGACAACCCAATGAGTTTTGTCCCAATGCTTGGGAGTAGGTTGCGCATTTGCGCATAGGTAAACCAAGGCTTAAGCGTGCCCTTTAGATTACCACGGGTGTAGACAGCTTCAACTTGTAGTCGATCATTAATGACATCCAGCAATGCTGTATCCATGATGCCGCGCTGATCTTCAGTGAAGCCAGTCTCAAGCAAGAACATCTGTGCCTTATCAATGACACCAGCTTTCTCGTTGTTGGGGTCAGTATCAAAGTAGGCATGGAACATGATGTTCTCAATCGCATCACGGAACGCACTTGTATCTGTGGTGGACTCAGCCGTAGCAATATCCTCATCCAACAATTCCATGTAGGACAAGTCTGCCAGTTCTTCTTCCTCAGGTAGCGGTGTAACCTGAGCATTGATTTCGTCAGCCAACTGCATGTTGGCACGGTCGTAGTAGTTCTCAGTTGCCCAGCGTTTCTTCTGCGCATCTGAAAGAGTGTTGTACGCTACGCCGCCTTCCGGTTTCATGTCCTCCCATGCCTCGGCAGGACTCAGTTTCTCAACCTTTGTTGCGGCGGCGGGTTTTGCCGCCACGACTTTTTTTGGTTCAGACCCTTTCTTAAGAGTCTCACCCTTTGGCGCTGTGCGAACAGTCTCGCGTTGCTTCTCGGCAGCGATTACCTTACCTTCTTGTTTAAGGCGTTCTCCAAGCACACCTGTTGGCCCACCAAACGCACCCTTCTTAATACGCTCGACCAGTTTATCTTTTACAGTGGTTGCGGCAGGTGCTTCTTTCTTCAACTTGGATGCGGCCTTCGCCACGGTAACGGCAGTTACGGGTTTACCCGTAGGCTTTGCCTGAGTCACGCCCTTTGCCACTGTGGGCTTAGGCAATGGTTGTTTCTTGCCTGCACTCTTGAGTGCCTGCATAGATGGCTGACCCTGTTGATTAAACAGGATGCCTTGTCCAGCACGCTGGAATTCACCAGCGGTGGGAGGGATAGTCAACGCCTGTGCCGCAGGTGTCTGCGTACCTACGCCACGACGCAATCCCTCAGCCCGTGAAGGACTGGGTAACTCACCACGTTTGAACAGTGGGAGTTGTTGTGGTTGAGAAACGGGGATTGGACGCATCGGCATTGACTGCGGAGCAGGCTGCTGAGATTGCGTCATCAAGTCCAACTGCTGCTGGATTCGAGCCTCGTTCTGTAATCTATCAAGTTGTTGCTGCTTGATTGCCTCCTCTTGGGCGGCCCGCTGCGCCTGCGCAGCTTGGAATTCTTGTGCACGTTGTTGTGATGCAAGAGCCGCTTGCATCCGCTGCGCCAAGATTGGGTTAGCAGGAGCTTGAGGGGCTGCGCCACTGAACTGCAACGCACCCTGACGAGGGTCAACCGCAGTTCCAGCAGAAGGTAGTGGCAGGCCGGGAAGCGGTTGCTGCGGTTGCATACGTGCAGCCAACTCTTGGGCAGGGATAGTGCCACCAAAAATATCCAGCACGCCTTGTGAGCCGGGTGTTGCGCCGGGCGGGACGTTACCCTGCTGACGCAACAGAACATCTTGCCGCGTGACATCCGCAGCGTTTGGCCCCATGCCAGCCATAATGACTGGCCCACCCATTGGGGATACAGGAGGAGTAGGGCCGGGGAGTTGTGGCGTAGTAGGGCTTGGGCCACCAAGTGCAGGAGGCTCAGGAGGGATAACCCCCATGAACTGCACATCAGTGAACGGACGACCGGGGGGTGCAGGAGGTGGGTTGTATGGAACAATGCCGCCACCTGTTTCTTTACCAGTGGGATCAATGCTCTCACCAGTAAGGATGTTTGCAGGTGCTGTGCCCTTTAAATTGGCGATAGCACCAATCGGGCCACCCACTCCGAAGCCAGCGGCAAAGGAGTTAATCAGGCGGTTTACATTCTCAGGGTCAGAGAAGTCCTGTCCAGATAAGCCAAGGAGCAATCCTTCTTGACCAGTCTCAGTAAGTCCTTCTAACGTACCACCAGCAACACCGCCGACTGCTGCACGACCAGCGTAGCCAGCACCACGTTGCAAGCGTGTAGCGCCGGGAGCCATGCCCCAGCTTGAACCAATACCTTTACCGCCGCCAAGCACTCGGCTGGCAAGTATAAATTCAGGCAGAGATTCCATCGCTGCATAAGGGAAAGCACCCATCAAAGAAGTTATGCGAGCACGCATATCATCTGCGCCGACACCTTGGTCACGTTGCTCACCATAGATGTCAGCAGCGCCAGTTGCGTAGTTCTGTGCCAATGAAGCAGTCGCTGCACCAAGAACACCAGCGGCGTTACTCAGAATCTTAAGTTCTTCTTTGGTAGCTTGACCTGCTGCATACTTCTTTGCCGCAGCAAGGATGGCTTGCTTGGCTTCTGCTTTACCAGCCAAAGCTGCAAGTGCACCGGGGACACTACCAAGAGGGCCAGCGGCGGCAGAACCACCAACGAAACCTGCGGCGGCAGTGACTACTGACTCTATTAAGTTTGGCCCTTGCTGCGCAAAGTTGGCTACAAACCAGTCAAGAACACCACGGCTTTGACCGTATGGCTTGGAGCCAATGTCCGTGAACTCACGTTGGAATGGTAGGGTTTTCCCTAAATCTTCTTGTTGTTGTTCAACAATAGACCCACCAAGTTTCTCAGCACCAGCCAGTTGTAGTGCCCGACCAGCAAGCAACTGCGTGTTGTCAACACCAATGCCAAAGTTCTTCTTGGCAAGACGACCCATGCTGGGATTTTTAATTGAGTCGAGGTACTGAGAATACGCGGCCTCATCCAACGGAACCCAGTCGCCGCCCTGAGGAAGTGCAGTAGAAGGGCCACGTAGCAAAGATTCAGACTGGAGCGCACGAGTAGCATCGTCAGCAGCAAACTCTTGACCTTGTACAAACAACTTCTTCTGTGATGGGCTAAACGCAATGGCCGGAGGATTCTTCATCGTCGGCATCTCGAACTGGCTGGACTTAACAATCTGCTCAGTCAGCGCTGCCATACTAGCGAGCGAAGTTCCCCCAATGCCGTTAAGCCCAGAGCTTGCAGCAGGATTCCCCATGTATTCTGCGGTGGCAAACCGTGATACGTCAGTATCTGTGCCGCCGTACAGGGGGCTGACAAAACTCAACCCGGCTTTAGCCATATTTCACCTCATCCTTTGTTGGCCCAAACTAAGCTGGGCATACCTGTAATTGGTCTTGCTGCGAATGACTGTATTTCAATACCGTCAATCTTTACTGTTGTGCCCGATGGGTTAAATACGAATGGCGCTCCGAATGGAGGTGTGATAACAACTGTGCCATCACCAGCGCCTGTCGGTTTGACATCGTACTTCATCATCTTAAGCTTCTCAACATCCAGTTGAGTCTTACCCTCAATAGTCTTGATGCCAATATCCTTAATGTATTCGCCCATCGTCTTAGCGTTTTGCTCTCGAATCTTGATGTCAGAGTCAAACAATTTGCCAGCGATAGCAGCTTGCTGTTGGCGAAACCCTTCGTCTAGTGTTAAGCGAATACGCTCAACAACTTTCTCTGCGGGCATACCTTGGGAGACCACTTGACCATTGGCTACAAGATTAAACAAACCATCGCGTCGAGGTTGTAGTTGATACTGCTGATTGGTGTAGTAGCTGTACACACCCATCATGCGGTTTGCGTCCCGCCCACCTGATTGCAAGAACTCAGCAACACCTTGGTCGCCTTGCATCTTGTACAACTGATTGTCCATCGTGTCGAGAACGCCACGTAACTCCATTGCTTTGTACACATTGCCTGTGCGCATCATAATGTCAGCCATACGCTTGGTCTGTTCACGACGGAGCAAACCAACTTCAAGCGGCTTTGCGTAAGCACCTGCGTTGTAGATTTCTTTTGGCTCTACAAATTTTGGTACAGGTTCAGCCGCCACTCGTTGGGCTACTACTGAAGTCGTTGACGCTGGACGATTTTGTTCTTGCGCATTTAAACTTACAGAGCCATCTTGATTCCGTGGCGCAGCAGCCATCTGTGCAGGAGTCACTCCAAGATTTATAGAGCCATCTTGATTCCGTGGCGCAGCAGCCACCTGTGCAGGAGTCACTCCAAGATTTACAGCGCCGACAGAAACAGGTGCGGCAGCAACAGGGGCAGGAGGATTTTTATTAAGCGCTAACGGGTCTGCTTGTAGTGCTGCAATCTGTGCCTCTGTCATATTACCGCCGGGGCGTACCGTCGTAGCAGCAGGAGTTGGTTTTGGCCCGGCTGCCATCAGCGTCGAATTTATACCCAGTGCTCGGGAGATGTTGTTGTACAACCCAACATACACACCGTTGTAGTCACTGTTGGTCATGCCGCCATCAGTTGCGTTAAGGGGAGCACCCTTCTTTAACACTTGGTTTGCGTTACCTTGGTAGCCAGCGCCCCAAAGATTCTTAGGTACACCGATTAACTCGTTGTACTTCAATACCAATAGGCCAGCATCCATCTCACCCTGAGGTGTACCACGAACCATAGCCGCAGCCGCTTGTTGCAACTCAGGAGAAATGTTGTAGGCTTCAATGTTCTTAGGATCAGTAAACCATGCTTTCATTCCCTTGAATGTCTTATCCATGACCTGCATTGAGCCTTTTGCCCCAGCAGTGCTACTTCCTTTAGCTGCACCATATGATGATTCAATACCATAGATGGCAACCGCAGCCGCTGGATCAATACCCAACTCTTGCGAACGACTAACAAGGTACTTTGTATCTTCCTTCTGCAAAGCCTGTGGTGCTAAGTTCACCAGATCGGTAAGACGTTTGTTAGCCTTCTCAGAACTTAAACGTGTTTCCTCTTGGGCAACTTTCTCGCCCTTTACTTTGGCTTCCTTAGCGCGAGTAACGTCTTTTTGTTTGAGTTGTTCAAGCAGTTGTTTTTCAGTCAGTGGTTGATTGTCAATCTCAGTCTGACGAATCTTGTCAAAGTTAGGAGTCTTTGTATCGAACTTAGGAATCTCTACCCGAGTTACATCTGGATCATAGATACCAAGGGCACGACCAGCGCGAGGAACACCGATAAAGTTAGCGCCTTCCTCAAGCAGTGTGGCAGCCCCTTGGTAGAAAGCCGCAGGTATATCTGCCGCAGCCGCAGGGAGCTTTAGTAGGTTAGCCCTATCAATACGAGCCTGACGCTCAGCATTTAATGTTTGTAGATGTTGTAGACGTTGCGCTGGAGTTAGCGATTGAAATTCTGCCTGAGACAATTCCGTAACAGGTAGAGTGTTAGCTTGTTGTTGTTTAAGACGAGCTACTTCCTCAGGCGTCAGGCGGCGTACGCTAGATGCACCGGGAGGAGGTTCAGCTACACGACCCACAACAGGTTGCTGTGCAGGTGGGAGATTAAGTGGTGGCTGAACTGCTGGTCTGTTTTGTGCTGGTGCATTAACAACATCGGTCATCCCAGATGACCAGCTTGCACGCACATCAGGTGTGCTTTGGTTTAGAAGTTCATCGGCAGCTATTTGCTTACGAGCTTCTTCCACCCGACGCATCTCTTGCATACGTAGGTTGTCTTGCTCATTCTTGCGAATAAGGTCAGCACCTTGGTAGAGCGAATCCGGCCCCGTTTGAAAGGAGCCTCCGAATGACATAGCCATAGTGCCCCCTTATTAAGTGAACAAGCCACCCAAAGTTTTGTTCAAACCTTCTTGGCTCTTGCGTTTACGTTCCTCAATGTTGCTATACGCAGTGCTCAGTGCAGCAGCGTCAGCACTTGAACTTGGTGCGTTCTTAGGCAAAGCACTCAGGGCTTGCTGGGTTAATTTCAAACCAGCATCAAAGCCATACATCGAACCCTTGTCGTATGCAGTAGCTTCTTCACGAGCAGATTGCAAGTTGAACTGACGCTCAAGCGCAGCACGACTATTTTTATTGCGGGGATTAACTTTGCGTAAGGCTGCTTCTTTCTGAGATGCAGTACGTTGTTTAGCTTGACCAGCATACTGCTGACCGAAGTAGCCCGGATCGAAGTAGTCACTGCGACCCAACATGTCGTAGGCTTCACGCAACTGAGTCTGGAACAATTCACTGTTCATCTCTTTGTTAGCCTTCATCTCCTCTGTACGAGCTTGCAGTAATTGTTTTTCTTCGTCAGACAAGCCAGAATCAGCCAACTGTCCTGTAATTATCTGTGCACCCGCACGCATAGTGAGGTCAGCCAACATCGCTGGATCAGTGAACTTAGCTTTCAATGCGTCAGGTACTTTTGCCAAGGCTTGAGTGAACGTAAGTTTTTCTGCTGCACCACCAACAGTTTGCGCGGCTGCTGCATTACCTAAGCCACCTGTACTTGCAGTAGTTGTTTTGAGACCAAACTCAGTTGCCGCAGGAGCACCAGTGGTATTGAGGCCAGCGGTTGAAGGAGCAGCACCACTGACGCTGTAGTCAGTAGGAGACAGGTTACCGTACTGACTGGATAGAGGTAAGTTGCTACCTTGTCCAGCGTAAGCCGTATTTGTCAGAGCATAAGGATCAGATGCAACAGATGGTGCACCAGCCGTAGAACTCATACCAGACAGTGAGTATGGGTTAGTAGGTTGGCTAGACAATCCTGCGGAGAGTCCACTCTGTGTAACGCCACCAGTGGTAAGACCGGCTAATGAAGCATCGGCTGGGTTTAACCCATAACCACCGCCACCGTACACTAAACCAGTGCCACCCATGCCGGGGGCAGTTGGAGCCATACCAGAGGCAAGGCTGTAATCAGGAGTGAATGAGAGGTTAGAACCCAACGACGGAGCGCCAGCTAACGATGTTGTGGGTGGATTAAGCATACTCGGCCCTGTAGCTGTACCGGCTGTATTCGGGTTAATACCATAAATACTAGGAGAGCCGGATGCAGATGCAGGTACAGAGGTATAACCGCCGATACCACCGCCGATTGCACCCATCAGAGCACCTCGACCTACGTTACCGCCAGTAACCGAAGCAGCAACAGCGCCCAGACCAGCACCAACCATTGCTGAACCAATAGCTGCGGAAGTTGCCGCAGAGAAAGTAGTTGCCGCAGCAATACCAGCGGAGAGTCCAATAGATGACGCAATAGCAGGGGCCGCAAATGGGATTGCAATAGCCGCCGCGACAGCAACAAGTTTCATAACGCCACCGCCACCGCCACCTTGGGGTTTAATGCCCATCATTCGGACAAGTGCAGTACGTTGGAAAGGTGGAAGGTCTCCACCAAAGGCCGCTTCTGGTAAATCGGGAATACCCATCAGCGCCATAGAGCGATTATTAAAGCGCCCCGGCATACGAGTTACGTGATTCATTTTGTGTCCTCCGTCAAATCGAGTCGCATGTGCGTGTACACATGCTTAAATCCATATTTTGAAATTACCCGCTCCATTGCTGGGGACACCCATCCCTCAATAGCTCGGACACCGTTCATATACGCCCATCCGCACAGGCGTTTCCAATACTTCCCATAGAGCGCATCAAGTTCATCGCCGCCAAGTGCCAAGATGTTCATGGCAGGCAAACGAGGGTAGTTGACGATCTCAAGAACTATAGCCAGCTTTACAGATGGCATGATTCCTTTATCACACTTGACAACAAACACATACACTTTCTGTTGAAGTGCCATTGTGTAAACATCATCCGCCGTAAGTTCCCCGTGCATTGATCTCTTAATGCACTTCTCAATAAGCGGCTTAGCCGCAGACCAGTACTTGTCGAATTGTTCTTTTGTAGAGAGCAATAGCGCATCAAACTCGTCAAGAGGAATTGGGTCAAACCCCGGTGGGTGCGCCATCAAGTATCCTTATATTTATCCAAAAGTGAATCAAAGAATTCCTTACCCTTCATCTTAACGATCTTGGCAGGAATCACGTACTCGCCGGGTGAAACAGCAATCGTAATGTTGTCACTTGTGTCGTGACCGGGGCCAACAACTTTACCGCCTTGAGTACCATCACTTACCTGTCCACCATTAGCCATTGCCATCTGTGGTTGGTTTCCGGCCATTGCTGGGCTACCACCTTGAATCATGTTCTGCCCACCCATGCTCTGCTGGGCGATACGTGCAGCCAACAAAATTACAAACAACAAGCCTTCGTCGTATTGTGGGGAGAGCGACTGCTCATCAGCCAGTCCTTGCTGAATAGCAAAGTTTCTGACATACGGGTACATCTCAGGATTCTGAAGGGCTACAGTAGCAAGCTGAACTGCCATGTTAAGTTCTTGCTGTGTCAATTCACCTGACTGAAGTCCAGCTTGTATAGTGTTTTGAATCTGCTGAACCATCTGTGGATTCTTACGCATCATGTCATTGATGTTTTGTTCCATCACTGCTTGCGACATGCGACCCCCACCTGCTCCGGGTTTCATGCCAGCAGCCCCAGTCATATCAGGTTGTCCGTCCATACCTACCATGCCGCCCTGTGCGTAAGTGGGTTGCATACGAAAATCTAGTGCTGGGAACTGGGGGTTAGCCGCAACAGTTCCAGTTGGGATTGTCTGCAATGCAGCTTCATTCACCATTGGAGGTGCACCACCAATTAAACTTTGTAGTCCAGCAGGCAAATCTAAAGATGTTGTAGCAGGCGCTGCTGGCGTTTGCATTGGCATCTGAGGGGCAGCGACTGCACCAGTCAGGCCCATACCAAGTGGGCTTGCGCCAGATGGGGCGACAGTACTTTGAGGTACGGACGCTGGGATGCTCTGTCTATTGAGCATCTCTAAAATTGGGTTTCTTCCATTTGCCATGATTAACCTTTCAGTTGTCTAATCAGTGTATTCAGTACGCTGCGGGTATACGCGAGGTCATTCGCAAGTTCCTGTACATCCTTGATTAATTTTCCAACGTCGTCTAAATCTGCTACGTTCTGCCCGCTGATAGTATACCCTTTACCTTCTGCGGTGACACGTAATAAATTTTGTTGCGACGCCTCATTTACTGTGACTTGCCCCTTAACAAGCGCTCTGCTGGCAGAGTCAGACTCGCCACGAGCACCGATTAAAAGCTCTACGTTCTCTTTTAAAGAACTAAATAATACCGCTTGCCAGTCGGTAAGACCGCCTTGGGGTACGGCGGGAACAGCGGAGAATCTTGCCATTATGCAGCCCTCAGTCCAAATGGGGTTTCACCTATGTGGATTGCTCGCACACGGGCTGACCCAGAAACTGCCATCTCAAAGGTATCTGAACGATACCCAGATGGCAAACGGAAGATGTCGCTACTAGACACAGTACCTTGAAAAATTAGTGTCTTGTTTGCCCATAAGCGGAACGTAACAGGCAACACGCCAGTGACAGTTTTATACGTACGAGTAAAGTTATCTCCGTTAATTACTGTGGAGTTGAGCGCACCAGATGTTTCAATACGAATACCACCACTGGTAACTCGGTCGTATGGGCCGTTCATATCGCCCAGACCTTTAAGCGACGAAACTGTACCTGTTGCATCCGCAGTCGTGCCAGTGGTTGTACCCACACTTGCATAGGTAAACGTGGTGGCATTGGTAACTGTTACCACAGTTTGTTGTGTGTTGAATGTCGATGCAGCACCCCCGGTGAAGCCAGACACGTCCACCTTCGACCCTGTAATCATTCCATGTGCCGTAGCAGTCACAATCGTTGCTACGTTAGATGCACGGGCATACGACACAGTGGCTACTGGGTTGTAGTAGTCTGTCCAGACTTGGGCGTTGTACGCAGGCACACCAGCGTTATACGCTGCAATCGCTTCAGCTTCAGCATCCGTTGTAGCGTAGTCTGCAATTATTCGGGCAGCACCTAGATTAAGGTAATCCTTAGTAATCACCGTTTTAGACTTCCACTCCATCGACGCCAGCGGCTGGGTATCTGCATCCCACTCATAGAGATTGCCTAGAGTATCAGCGACATAGTAGAACTTGTTGGTCTCTGGGTCGTTATATCCAGCGGAGAACTTGTAGTTAATGGATACAAAGAACCCACCAATCCGTTCGTCGCGTTCAAAAATAAACGAGTCTGTGGAATGTGAGCCAAAGTATTTTCCGTTGTAGTATTTAGAAACGATTGTTGTAGGGTCAAGAGACGCACTCCATGTGTCCCAATCGTGGACATACTTTGTCAACAAGTCAATGCCGGTTGAGGGAGAGTAAATAGCAACACCGCCGTGCGTAACATACGCTACGCCGTAACCCATGTTTACGATGGATCGTTTTGATAGGCAGGGGAACAGGGTATCAATCCTTGCTGTCGCCATTGTTGCAGGATCGCTGCCTGAAACTTGATATGGATATTCTTCAGTCAGCACAAGAATAAAACCACTGACGGATGCTACACCCACGATGTTGGACTCAAACGTCAGACGGTATTCCTGAGGCCAAGCGTGCGGCTTACTTAACTCCGAGAAACATAACTGGTTTTCAAAGAACCCAATTAAGATACTATTCTGAACAGCAGTAATCCCCTTCATGTTCTCAGGAGGAGGGTCGTAGTTGTCAGTTATCAATGACTCAGTAAACAAAGACACATCGAAGTCAT